TGTCCCGGCGTCGGGCGGCGGCAGCGTCAACGTCCTGCATGCCGACGGCACCTGGTCAGCCATACCTCCGATAGCGGTGTTCACGCCGACCACCGCTGGGATTGTCCCGGCGTCGGGCGGCGGCAGCGTCAACGTCCTGCATGCTAATGGCGCCTGGTCGGCCCCGACCCTCGGGGGGACCGCTGGCGGCGACCTGAGCGGCACCTATCCCAACCCAGGGGTGGCCAAGGTCAACGGCGTGGCGTATCCCGCCAGCCCCGCAGCGGCAGCGGTGCCAGTGTCGAGCGGGCTTGGCGCTGTGGTCTACACCCCGACAAGTCAGCTCCCCGGCACAACCCTTCCGGACAACGCGACCGCGGGCAATATCGGGGAGTACGTATCGTCCAGCGTCGGGTCGGGGGGGGCGATGTCCCTGACAAGCGGCACGCCGGCGACTGTGACCTCGATCACGCTCACGTCAGGGGATTGGACGGTCGCGGGTAATGTCGTGTTCTTCCCCGGCGGGGCGACGGTGATGACTGAACTGGATGGGGCTATCAGCGACACGGCTGCCACGTTACCCACCCCTCCGGGGGACGGAGCGTATGCCAGGCTGGCGCTGCCATTCACCGCCGGGCAGTACGCGGCGTTCCCGGTGGGGCAGCTCCGCGTGTCGCTGGACGGGGCGGGCGGCATCTTCTACCTGGTGGCGCAGGCGGCGTTTTCGGCGTCTACTCTGTCGGCCGGCGGCTTTATCGGTGCCAGGAGGGCAAGATGACCACGCCATTTGTCGTCTTTGCGCTGCCCCGGAGCCGCACCACATGGCTGGCAGCATGGCTGAAGGGCGGCCACGATCTGATGCCGCGGTGTGACAGCATGGCCGAGTACATTGCGGCGATCCAGAGGCGCGGCGGGACGGTGGAAACGGCCGGCATGGTGGCCTGGCGCACGCTCCGCAAAGCGATGCCTCACGCCCGGTTCGTCACCATAAGACGGCCGGTGGCCGAGGTCTGTGCGTCACTGGAGCGGCAGCAATGGAAGATGACGCCTGGGCTTCGTGACGAGCTCCAGGCGCGCGCGTCGATGTTGGATGAGATCGAGGCGGCGGGGGCGAAGTCGTTCCGGTTTGACGAGATTTCCCGGCCGACCGTGGCCGCGTTGCTTTGGCGTGAAGTGAAGCCGGGGCGCCCGTTCGACTATACGCGATGGTCGCGGATCGATGCGCAGAAGATCAACACCGATGTTGCCGCTGAAAATGCCCTGTTCGGCGCGCGGTTGGATCGGATTAGGTGCATCGTGCAAGAGGCGCAGCAACTCGACCAGGAGTTGCAGGCGATGGAGGCATAACATGGGGTTTATTGCCGCCGCAATTGGTGGCTCCGCTCTACTTGGCGCCGGCTCGTCACTCCTCGGGAGCGGCAGCCAATCTAAGGCGGCGGGGACCGCTTCCTGGGATCAGATGCTGGCGGAACTGACCTCGATCCAGGCCCAGCAGCAGGCGTACGCGCAGGGGGTCGCGATCGAAGGCCCGTACCGTGACCTTGGATATACGGCCAATTATCAGTTGCAATATGGGCTGGACAACCCCCAAGCGTCGCCATTGTTCGCGCCCTACAACCCGCAAGGGGGATTGGTGCCTGGGTCGCCGCAGTCGCCAGTGCTGACCCAACAGGGATTTCAGGCGTCGCCCGGTTACAATTACCAGCTACAGCAGGCAATGTCGGCCATCCAGAACAGCGCGGCAGCGCGCGGGTCGGCGATCTCGGGTAATACGCTGCGCGACCTACAGACCAACGCGCAGGGGCTGGCCAGCCAGGACTGGTGGAACGCATACAACGCCAACAGCGGCGCCTATTGGAATGCGGCCAACTACTACTCCGGGCTACAGAACAACCTGCTCAATTCAACGATCAATCAGGCAACCCGCGGGCAAGCGGCGGCGGCTGGGACGGCACAGCAGGCGGGCGCCACCGGGGCGAACATAGGCAATTCCCTTGGCGCCTACGGAACCGCCGCGGGGGCCGGCGCGGTCGGGTCAGCAAATGCCACATCCGCGGGGTACACCGGGGTTGCCAACGCGGGGCAGAACGCTGTCAGCAACTATCTGCTCTCGCAATTTCTGATGGGGAACCAGGCAGGCACTGCGGGAACCAACATCTCTGGACAAACGGCTGGCGGATATATGACATCATCCGGTCAAGGCTTCGACCTATCAAATCTACTCGGCTACGCTTAGGGGACGACCCATGCCCATTGATCCTACCGTCGCGTTGCAGGCTGGGGTAGGGGTGCCGCAGCCAAGCCCAGGCATCAACCTAGGGCAGATCGCTGGCGCTGCGAACGCCATCCTACAGCTTCAGGACGAGCAGCGCGCGCGACAGACACAGAACGCATTGCAGCAACTGATGCAGTCGCCGGATGCGCTCGACAAGTCCGGGATGCCGACACAGAACACGCTTGCTCAGGTCATGCAGGTCAGCCCGCAGATCGGCATGCAGATGCAACAGAACATGGCCAGGCGGCAACTGCTCCAGAGCGAGGCTTACAAATCTAAGATGGGCTTGGTTCAGGGGGTGTTAGACGAATCCTATGGGATATACGAGAGCACGCAGGGCAATGAACAAGCGAAGATTGCGGCCGGGCAGCGGAAGATGGATGAAGGCTACGACCGCCTGGAGAAGGGCGGGCAGTTGACCAAGGAGGATATGCAGTCCCTGCCACGAAACTTCGTGCCCGAGAGTGTGTTTGCAGTCAGCGCGCGATTGAATACCATGTATGGCAAGCAGCGCGAAGAGTATCGGAAAAATGAGGAGCTGCGAATTAAGCAAGAGGAGCTGAAGTTAAAGCAAAAGAGTGCCGATGAAGAGCAGAAGTCGGCGAACCTATCGATATGGCAGGACCCGGACACCAAGCAGATATTCCGGGTGAACAAGGCGACAAAAACAATAGAACCCATAGGCTCGGAGGAAGAAGGCGCGAAACTTGGGAAGCCGGGGGCGCCCGCGCAGGCTTCGTCAGAGGATGAGGACAACACCGCGAAACTGATTGCGTCATACCAGATGGCGCCCATGTCCACGTTCGCCATGAGCAGACCTGAAGGCGTCCGTGTAATGGGCAAGGTCAAGAAAATAAATCCTGACTACCAGTCGAGCCGATATACCGAAGTCAACCGAACGATGACAGCATTTGGGACTGGGAAGCAAGGCGATATCGTTCGGTCGATTAACGTCGCAGCCCAACATCTTGATGTGATGGTCGAAGCGGCGAATGCTTTGCACTCTGGGAATATGCCCGCATTCAATGCGGCGGGGCAGCTCATAGCGCGCTGGACTGGTCGGCCTGCCCCGACAAACTTCGATGGCCTGCGGCAGATTGTATCTGGCGAAATCCTAAAGGCATCGGCCGGGGGCGTGTTGGCCGAGGCCGACCGCGACAGGCTTATTGGTTCTCTGAACAGGATCAATTCGCCAGCTCAGTTGCAAAAGCCCGGCGGCATCATTGACGAGTTCCTGAAGCTGATGGGCGGGCAAGCCCAAGGGCTAAGGCAGCAGTACGAGGACGCAACCCCAAACACAGCGATATTTAGGGGGGATGGAGAGTTCAGCTTCGACCACAAGCTCTTACCGGAGACACGGAGACAGCTTGATCGGGTGAGCGGCGCGCAGACCAAGGGCGCTGCCGGAGAAGGCGGTGGGAAGCAATACAAATCATTGGCCGACGTTCAGGAGGCTTTGAAGGCAAATAAACTGTCGCGCTCGGAGGCAGAGAAAATCGCGCGCGATAACGGATGGATCAGGTGATGGCACTACCAACCGCTGATGAGGCTTTCGGGCCTGGCACCATTTCGACCGTCACTGTCACTCCATCCGGGCCGTTTGGTGCTGGGGCTTTCCAGCCGACACCAGAGATCATGGCAGACCCGATAGCCCAGCGGGAAAGCGGCGGCCGAAATGTCTACAACTACCGGCACGACGAGGACCCGCAGAAGTTCACGGCGTCGGGTTTCTATCAGATCACTGATCCGCTGTGGAACGAGGTCGCGCCCTCTGTCGGAGTGGATACAAAGAAGTATCCCACCGCCATCAGTGCCCCCCCGGAGGTGCAGACCCAGGTTAAGCAAGCTATCCAGGCGAAGTATGGGGATCGCCCGTGGGGGGATTCCGCCCCTCCGACCTACTCCTCCAGCACTGTCCGGTTCGACAGTGGCGCCATCACGCGCGCCGAGAACATGGGCGCCACCACCGGCAATCAGGAAGTCCGCTACATGTCGCCGCAGGACTACCTGGCCTTAGCGGGAGACTTCGAGGAGCCGCCCTGGACTAGTCGGCAGGGGAAGGACCTGAAGGCCTCTTTGGGCCGCGGCGAGGCGATAACCGATCTGCCGAGCCTGACCATCAAGGGGGGCAAGGTCACCGACCAGGACGGGCGCCACCGCGCCCTGGCGGCCCAGGAGGGCGGGGTTGATCTGATCCCGGTCGTCGTCAAGAGCGGCAGCGGGGAGCTGCCCAGCGAGCTTGTGGGGGCCGGCGGGCGAATAGTCCCTGGCGCCCGACTACAGAACAAAGGCCCGCCAACCGCAGAGGAGGCCTTCGGGACGCCGGAAGGACAGACCGGCGCTGGCCTGGCCGAACGGGTGGGGCGCTATGCGGCATCGCAAACAATCGAGCTGGCGCGCGCGGTCAATCACATTCTGATCCCGCCCGTGCTGGACCAGGCGCTGTTCGGCGGCCGGATAACCGGACAAAGCGATGTCACCTCGGCCGAGAATGAGCGCCGGATTGCCGAGTTGCGCGGGGGGGCGCCGGAAGAGCAGGGCATCGACTGGCTACGTATGGGCGTCGATGTGGTCAATCCGGTGAACTGGATGGGACAGGGCGTGGCAAGGGCGGTGGGGGCGGCCCCGCGGGTTGCCACGGCGCTCGGAAGCCTGATCCCCGCCATATCGCAGCCAACCCCCGAGGGGGCGGACTACTGGTCAACCAAAGAGCTGCAAGCGTCCCTCGGCATGCTGGGGGGCGCGGCTGCCAATGCAATCTCACAATTGATCCGGCCAATGGCGTCGCCGGCAGCTAACCTGCTCAAGCAGGGGATCAACGCTTTGCCAGGGCAAGCCCTTGGCGAGCCGATCAAAACGATCGAGCAGGCGCTGAAGCGGCTGCCCTTGGCGGGGTCAGTCGTGAGGAACGCCGAAGTGCGGCAGTTGGTCGACTTCAACCATGTAGCCGTGAACCGCGCGCTGGAGGGCGTGGGATATATCCCAAGGGCGGCGGGGCTTCGGGGGACCGAGTTGATTGCGGCAGGCAGGCAGGCTCTGACAGACGCCTATGACGGGCTTCTGCCGCGGGTGGTGTGGCGGCCCACGCCGGAATTCGCCCGCGACATGCAGCAGTTGGCCACGCTGGCAAGAGAGATGCCGGTCCCGGAAAGGCAGCAGTTCGCCAACATCCTGCAAAACCGGTTGTGGTCCAGGATGGGGCCGAATGGCGTCATGTTGGGCGACAATCTGAAGCTCGTCGAGAGCGAGCTGGGCTACTTGTCGCGTCGCTATCGCGCGTCCGGTCTCGTGTCACAACAGCAGTTGGGCGATGCGTTGCGGGAGGCGCAGCAACTGGTGCGCGAGAACCTGGAGCGCACCAACCCAGCGGAAGCGGATCAGTTGAGGGCGATCAATCGGGCATGGTCGCGCTTCATGCCGGTCGAAGATGCGTCGATCAGGCGGGCGACAAGCGACGGGATTTTCACGCCCGGAGATTTGTTGCAGGCCATCAAGACCGACGATCAAACGCGCCGCAAGGCAGCTTTCAAGACGGGGCGAGCGCACTTGCAGGACTTGGCGCGAGACGCACAAAAGGCGATGGGCAACAAGGGTCCGGACAGCGGAACCCCGCTCGGTATGCGCGCGACCTCGCCCTATGGCTGGGCGGCGGGGGCGGGCGCGGCGATGCTGGCGGCCCCGATGTATTCACAGACTGGGGTCAACATGATAAACCGTATGTCCGCGTCCGGGGCACCTGCCATGCGGAACATGCTCGCCGACGAGTTGCAGCGATACGCGCCGCGGATAGCGGTTCCGGCGGGCGTTATCGGTGGTCGGATCGGTGGTCAGTGATCGGCGGATCGAACGACCATGATCTGCGCCAGCGCCGGTCCCGTCGCCGCGCGAAGTAGGGTGCAACCATGCACCATACGATGTAATTTCCCATCCCGATCGCAACGCCACGGAGGAAGTATTGCCAGGTCAACATCCGCCATCCCCTCTCACAACGCGCATCATAATCGAGGCCGTCCCGCAAGAGCAACAGCGATACGACACATTGGGCGATTGGTTCTGGGACGACGCCGGCAATCTGGTGATCCGCGTCACCGGGGCCGATCCGTTCGACCAGGACGAGGCATTTTTGATTGCGCTCCACGAGCTTATAGAAGTTAAGCTATGCGCAAAGCACGGCATAACACAAGGCGAAGTGGATGCATTTGATCTGGAGTATGATGGCGAGCGCGATGAGCCGGGCGACGATCCGGCCGCGCCATATCAGCGCGAGCATCGCTGTGCCATGATGATCGAACACACCATGGCGATGATGCTAGGCCTGTGGTCCTACGGCAAAGTCGAGTGACGTTATCACGCGACATGGCCCCAAAACTTCCCTTTTTTGATGTAGCCAATCACGGGGTGGCTCACGCCAAAATCGGCGGCAATTTTTCTCTGCGGTCTAGGATCGCTTCGGATGGCGCGCACTTGCTCCGCAGTCAACTTTGCGTTGCCGTGCTCCACGCCCCTTGGCGTCACCCGACTACCTTTAGAGATCATATCAGCAGCTTTTCTGCCACGACGTGCGGACGAAAGCAATGCGCATCCTGATCGCTGACGTGGAATCCCAAGGATTAGGCCTGGCGCTACGGGCCGTGGAAGCCGGTCACGAGGTGCGGCTCGCCCGCTGGAGCCGCACGCCGATTCGCGACGGAGACGGCTTCTCCAGCATCTCGATCGTTGACGACTGGCGGCCCAGCATGGCGTGGGTCAAGGGCGGGCTTGTCATCACCACGGGCAACGCTCGCTGGATGACCGAGATGGACCGCTTCCGCGACTTCGGCTTTGACATTTTCGGCCCCACCGCGCGCAGCGCGGAGCTGGAAATTAACCGCCAGGCAGGCATGGAGGCGATGCAGGCCGTGGGCATCGAGGTGCCAGCGTACCAGTCGTGCAACAGCCTCGAGGAAGCCGAGAAGCTCGCGCGCAAGTCGCCCGACCCGATGGTGTTCAAGACGCTCGGCAGCGAGGACGACAAGTCGCTGACCTACGTTGCCGACGATCCGGCCGACATGGTGGGCTGGCTCGGCAGGCAGATAGCGCGCGGCATGCGGCTAAAGGGGCCGTGCATGCTCCAGGCTAAGATTGACATGGTTGCAGAGATCGGCGTGTCCGGGTGGTTCGGCCCCGAGGGCTTTCTGCCGGACAAGTGGCAGACTTGTTTTGAGCACAAGAAGCTCATGGCGGGCGACAACGGCCCAAATACCGGCGAAATGGGCACGGTTTGTCAGTACGTCGAGACCGACAAGCTTGCCGATGAAATGCTCGTGCCGATGGCTCCGATCCTTAGGACGGCCGGGCACCGCGGCGACTTCGCGGTGGGCGCAGGGATCGACAGTAAAGGCCGATGCTGGCCTTTCGAGTTCACGGCGCGCCTGGGATGGCCGGCCTTCCCGATCCAGCTCGCGAGCCACCGCGGCGATCCCGTGCTGTGGATGAAGGATCTGATGCTCGGCAAGGACACCCTGCGGGTGCGGACTGACGTGGCGATCGGCGTAGTGCTTGCGCAGCCGCGTTTCCCGTACGGAGGGGCGCCGACGGAGGCGGTCGAGGGCAACCCGATCCGGGGTTTGGAGGGCGCGTGGCCGGATGTCTATCCCTTCGCGGTGATGGCCGGGAAAGGCCCTATGATGCGGGACGGCGAGGTAGTCGCCGGCACTATCTGCCAGACTTCGGGGGAGTGTGTCGCGGTGGCGACCGGGTTAGGCCGCACGGTCGAGCAGGCCCGGCGCCGGGTGTACGACACCGTGGATCAGGTGCGCTTCGCAAACCGCATGTTCCGCACCGACATCGGGGAGAAGCTGGCAGACCAGCTTCCGTTCCTGCACGAGCACGGGTACGCGACACAGATGCGGTTCTCGTAACGCAGCATTGACGAAATTATAACTCGCTTCTTCACAGGAATGTGATTACCTTTGAGCACAGACCTCCCTGGGAGGGCGGTGCGATGACGTCAGAGCAGGAAAGCGAACTCCGCTTTGCGGCCCCGTCTTGGCTTGTGGCGCTCTTGTGGGCGTTTGCCGGCTCCATCATTACCATGGCCTTCTTCCTGGGCGCGGGATGGAACCAGATGAAGGTGAATACCCTTCGTCTGGACGCGCTGGACCGTGAGTCAAACCCGGCAGAGATCAGGGCGCTAAAATCGGAAGTGTCGGGACTGAGGGACCTATTACTCGCTCATATGCGTGGCCAGGCGAACGACGGGAGATAGCAGGTCCGACACTGCCAACGTCGCCCGGAAGCGAGACCTAATTCCTGCCGCTCTGGCTTTTGCGTCGTGTCGGTTGTGGCATAATTGACATAAGGCCGCGAGGTTGCATGGCCGCACATCGCCGGGATCATCATTCAGGACGTGGGCGACGGTCAGCACCACGATTGATCCGGTTGCCGGGTTTGGCTTGCCTTGTTCTGCATTGCACCACTCACACCTCCATCCCGCGCAGAGGCGTACCCACAGGCTGATAACCGGCCACTCTTTTGGGTATTTGTTGCGGTTCTCCGGTCTGATAGGCATTGCGTCCATCCTAGCAAAAAGAACCGCCGCCCTGGGTCCGAGCCAGGACAGCGGCAGTTTGGTAGCAAGGGAGGAACTTGGCGCGGAAGCTCCGCCGCGCCCCGGATGGGGTTAGTTGACGACAGGCACGATCCCGATGCTGGTCAGGACCTGCGGCGCAGCTGTAACGGTCACGTCCAGGGTGGCGGAGAAGGCGGCCCCGCCCACTGCGAGCGCCAGGCTCACGGTATCGGTGCCGACCGCTACGGGGGTGCCAGTGCAGGTCAGCCCGTCGCCGGAGGGGGCGAGCGTTTCCGTAGCCGGCGTGGTGTCTGACCAGGCGGGCGCCGCGTCGGGGGTGGGCGTTGTCAGCATGGGATTGCCGTTTTGATCCATGAAGGCGATGCTCATGGACAGCGTGTGGCCGAGGGACAGGGTGACAGCCATGTGAAGGTTCTCCTCTGGGGTCAGGAACACGGTCACTCCCTGCACCGTCAGAGCAACAGCGACGGTTCCTGCTGGCGTATAGAGCCTTGTCAGGGCGGCGGCGAGTTTGAGTATTTCGCTGGGCAGGGTGACATTCAGTGTCCCGGATAGTTTTACCGGGTCTATCGGGAGTGATCTACCTGACATGGTGGAAGTCTGCGCGCCCTCCGGCGGCATTGTCAAGTGCAAGGTCATGGCGCGGTCTCAGCTGGAGGCACGGGCCCCCACTGGACGGTGACACTTCCGTTACAGGTGATGCTGCCGTTCAGCCCGTTGAAAGCGTTAGCCCCGCCGATGATCGATAGTGACGAGTTGGGATCGCAGTGGGTTTGCACGTACCCGGGGTTTTGATTGATCTGCTGCGCGGTGCAGCTGGAGAGCACGAGAGCGCAGAGGGTGGCGACGACGATCGTGCATAAGGTGTAGATGAGGGTTTTCATGGCGTTGTCCCGGTTGGCGGCGTGGATTTAAGGGCGAGGTTGGCAATCGTGCCGTCCTTCGCTTGCGAGCCGTGCGCGGACCCGACCCAGAAGCCGATAATCGTTGTGGCATTGGTCGAGGCTGCGCCGCAGAGTGCCGTGAACAAGGCGATAGAGGCGGCATCCTTCTGGGTCCAGGCAAGCCAGCCGGAGAAGGTCAGAGCGCCAAGGAACGTGACCTGGCCGACAACTGAGGTGATAACGGCCCCGCGTTGGTTTGGCCCCGGCGGGGCGCTGTCTGTTCCGCTCATTTCATTCCAACTCCAACCATGATTCTAGTTCGCTGCTCGCTTCGGCCTCACTTGTTATCGAGGAGGCGGCTATTTCGGCCGGTGGTAGCATCTCCTGGAACGCTTGGTATATGCCGAGTGATCTGGCGCGATCCTCCAGCACCGCTACTTCGTGGTGGAATTGATTTAGCCTGTCGGCAAGGGATTTGATGAAGGCCGCATCCCGGACGGTTTCGATTAGGTAGGGCGGCATCCGTTCGTGGAAGCTGTAGAAGATGGCCTTGTCTGCCTCTGCCACCCATAGTTGACCCTGAACCTGGCAAACATAGGCGTCATCGTGGCCTAGCAGCAGGTATTGCAGATGCGTCGGCACGGTGGGGCATTTTACCTCGATCGTGGTCAATCCTGTCGGCGTCGTGAGCCGATCGGGCGACGCGCCGAAACGTCCGTCATCTGTTGTGATGAACCCGACGCGGCGCGTCTGTAGGCCAGTCGTAAATTCGAGTTGGGAAACGGCCATCGGCTCTTTGTTTTTGCCGGCCTCTATGTGCTCGATTTTGTCGAGGCTTTCCGGTTGCCAGTTCAGCACGCGCGCGGCGATGATCTCGACGGCGTACTTCCAGCGAGCCTCCGAGGCCTTGAGCCGGGCGGGCGTTATGACCCTGTGAAACTGGCTAGCGGTGGGGATGCGGGCGCGCAGTTGGTGCCACGCGGCCGACCCTTGGTCTACATTGTGTTCTATCATGTCATCCTCTTATCTTCGTTAGGTTCTTTATCGTTGGCCTTCAACCATGCCGCACGTTCGCGTTGGGCCTTGGCCAGTCGGGAAGTGGCGCACTTGGTGCAGTAGGGGCCGAAACTTTCGTTGCGCGGCCCCCGGAGCACTCCCTGTGCCGATTTCCCGCAGCGGCAGACGCCAAAGGCGTCAAACCAGCAGACCGGATCGGGCGCCTTAATTGAGGTCATGGCGTCGTCATCCTTTGCAGCTTGATGTTAAGCATGTTGGTCGCCGGTACAAAGGCGGCTTGCTCCAGTGTCGCCACATCGGAAGCGCCGAAGTACGCTAGGAACTGGTCGCGGTCGCTCTTGGTTTCCGCCAGCAGCTCCTCTATCTGACGGCACTGCGCGCCATCTATGAACCGCACGCCCCCTCGATGGCCGTCATCGTCGGCGCCCTCCCTGACGATGTTCAGAAAGTCTTCTACCAGATACCGCTTTGCATATGAGTTCGTGGACCCTCTGGCCTGCAGTTCATTCCTGCCAGGGCCGGTATCGGGGGGAAGCGAGATCGTGTTGCTTTCGGTGTGGCCGTGCGCGCGCCAGGTCGCCACCCACCTAATCAATGGACCCGGTTCTCCTTCGCTGAACGAGACCGTAAAGCCTTCCGCGGCGAGCATCGGCCCCACTACTGCCATGACATCCTCATATTTTGCGAACGGCACGGGCCTGCCCTTGCGCAGATCAATCGTCCCGTTCTTCTTAACTCTCGGCATATTCGCCTGGAGCCGCGCCAAGGCGCCATGGAATAGCGTAGTAGCCTCGCGCGCCTCCATGCGTTCCTGCATAAGCAGGATGGCCTCCAGCTTGGTTACATCCACCCGTGGGTCGGATGCGAGTTGCACGATCGCCGGCAGCAGTGAGCCCGGGGCGTGTTGGATGACCACCTGCTGGTCGCCGACTGCCGCCAGCTTCTCGCGCGCCGCGTTCTCCTCTGGAGACCAAGGATCGGGACCGAGCTGCCGTGGCTCACCGTTGTAGCCTTTGTCCACAACGCCGCAGTCCGCCGGTATATGAGATGCCTCGTCAGTCGTCATGCCACCAACTCCAATATGGCGACGCCAGCGCGGCGCTCTTCGGGGGTCAGCCAGCAGGCGTCCAGGTCTCCCTGGAGGCCGGTGCAGTCGCCGGTGATGCGGGTGCAGAACCCGGTGAGGCCGGTGCAGTCGCCCGTGAGGCCGCTGCATATGCCGCGTAGGCCAGTGCAGTCGCCCCGTAGGGCCGTACAGCTTCCCAGGAGGCCTGAGCAGTCACCGGTGAGGCCGGAGCAGTTGCCGCGGATGCCGGAGCAGTCGCCCTGGAGGCCGGAGCAGTTGCCGCGGAGGTCGGTGCAGTCGCCCTGGAGGCCGGTGCAGTCGCCATCCAGGCCGGAGCAATCGCCCATTAGGCCGGAGCAATCACCGGTGAGGCCGGTGCAGTCGCCCCGAATGTTGGTGCAGCTTCCCACGAGGCCGGTGCAATCGCCCCGTAGGAGGGTGCAGTCACCCGTGAGGCCCGTGCATACACCGCGAATGCCGGAGCAGTTGCCGCGGAGGCCGGTGCAATCGCCTCGTAGGCCGGTGCAGTCGCCGCGCAGTCCTGAGCAGTCCCCAGTGAGGCCGGAGCAGTCGCCGGTGAGGCCGGCGGGTAGGGGGGAGGAGCGCCGCCGGATCAAGGCGCGGTTCATGGCGCACCAACCTCGGCGTCGCGCGCCAGCCAGGCGTCGGCCTCGTCAATCAGCAGGCTCCGCGCGCGGAGCATCGCCGCCAGCGAGACCTGTTCCCCCGTCTTGTCCTGGCACATCTGCTCCGCTTCGTCGATCAGGTTCGCGGCAATGGCCTTCTGGTCATCCCGCCGGCCAGACCAGCGGCTCCATTCGCGCATTTCGCCGGCCGCGTCGCAGTCGGACCAGGCTAGCCTGACCATCTCCTCCGCTTGCTCGCGTTCGGTCATCGGGTGCCCTCCCAGTCCCACATTGCTTGGATGGCCGCGTGCACAGTCAACCGCAGCTCACACAGGCCGGTGATTTCCTGCGGCAGTACTACTCCCGGATACGATCCGATTTGGTCGAGCAGCACACGCAAGGCGCCCGCGAGGCCGTCGGCGTCCCGTGCCAAGGCCGCGGTGATGTCCGGTTTGTTGGTCATGCGAGGGTTCCTCCTATTTACAGACGCACAAGTAGCACGACCGCCAACTTCGTGCAAGCGCAAGTTCGAGCTTGACCAGTGATTTTTTTGCTGTTATGGGTGTCTGCATGGAACCATTACTGACACCCGAAGAAATCAAGCAGCGCGCGAAACTCGTGGGGCTGTCCCTGCCTGACTTATGCCGAGAGGCTGGCATCGCGCTTTCCACCTGGTACCGGTGGCGAGCCGGCGAGCATAGCCCCAATATCGAAAATTACCAGCGCCTCGTGGCCGTCGTGGCCGAGCGCGAGCCGGTCGCAAACGCGGCGCCACCGCCCGGCGTCGAGCTTGCCGCCGCGCCGGCTTCCAACGCGAAGCCGCCGAGCGGCGAGTCTGGCGTCATCCCGGACCTTGTTGTTGTAGGGGGTGGTCGGGTTCGGTTCGTCGAGCTGAAGGACAGCCTGGACGCGGGTGTGTCCGGGCGGTTACTGCGGAACATGTGCCGAGAGGCTGGCATCCCATTTTCCACGTTCTACCGGTGGCGAGCCGGCCAGCATAGCCCCAAAATCTCGATATATCAGCGCCTCGTGGATGTGCCCGAGCGCGAACCGGCGGCGTGATCCCCACCGCCACACTGCTGCCTGACCGCCCCAGGCGGCGGCACGAGGAGGATGACCTCCAGCGGGCCGTCGTGGCGTTCCTTGCCGTCGCGCTGCCTGACGATGCGATGGCCTTCGCGGTGCCGAACGGCGGGCAGCGCCATCCACGCGCAGCCGCCCGGCTCAAGGGCCTGGGCGTGGTTGCCGGCGTTCCCGACCTCGCTATTGTGTGGCGCGGGAGGGTTCGGTTCGTCGAGATGAAGTCCGCGCGCGGCGTCCTGTCCGAGGCCCAGAAGCAGACTATCAGGCGGCTGCACTACTGCGGCGCTATCGTCCTGACGTGCCGCAGCCTCGAGGAGGTCGAGAGGGGCCTGCGGGACACAGGCGTGCCGCTCAAGGCCACCACCGGCCCAACCGGCTATCCGGCCTAGCTATAGTCCCGTCCCTGTAGGAGATGCTCATGTCCGACTTGTACACCCTAGCCGCTTCTCTCGCTCAACCTGTCGCCTGGGGGCGCCTGCATAGCTCCAGCGCGCTCGCCACCCTTCTGGCCGCAGCTCTGCGCGCGGAACGCCTGGGCAGTCCCTATCTGGCCGAGAATGTCTTTCACGGGCTGCAACACCACTTTGGCGCGCATCTGCACCGCCTGGAATCGCGCCGGGCCGTCACCCGAAGCCGCATCCGCCACCGCCTGCGGGACTTGGCTGACCGGCCCACGAACGTTCGGCTTGCCGAGGCGCACGGGGAGAACGGCTTCGCGGGCTTCCCGTTTGCCGAGGAAGAGATCGCCCCCATCGTGGCGGCAGCTGCGCGGCGTCGTGCAGTATGACGGGCGAAATCGAGAACGACCCGCTATTATTCGAGCTAGCCCAGATTACCGCTAGGTTCCGGGGAAACGGCCGGGACCGATCCGGGCGCATCCTTGCCGGGGAGGCGTTCGTGGAAGGACACAGCCCGGCGGCGTGGCTGATCGATGGCATCGTCCAGCGTGGGCGGTTGTATTCCTGCACATCCCTCACCGGGCACGGCAAAACCGCTGTGTGGCTTTATAATGCCTGCATGATCCATTCGGGCCGCATGATAGGACAACTCGATGTATTCAAAGGAAATGTGCTTTACCTGGCGGGCGAGAACCCAACTGACCTCGAGGCCCGTATGCTGGGCATGTTGCAGACCTATCGGCTACAGCCCGGCCTGCTGCCGTACGTGCTGCCGGGTGGGTTCCCACTGACCGAGGAAGAAATGTACACGCTGAAGCAGGAGGTCGATGGGCTCGGGGCGCCGTTATCCCTGATCGTGGGGGACACGGCCTCCAGCTATTTCCCAGGCGATGACGAAAACTCGAACGTCCAGGCAGGGGCTTACGCTCGATCACTGCGCACCCTCACAGAATGCCGGGGAAACCCCGCGGTCGTGGTGCTGTCACACCCGACCAAAGGGGCAGCTCGGGGCAATCTGCTCCCGCGCGGGGGCGGGGCCTTCTTGAACGAAATGGACGGCAACCTGGTGCTGTGGTCCGAGAGCCAAGGGGAAGTCACCGAAATGCACTGGTGCGGTAAAATCCGGGGACCCGATTTTGCCCCGCTCGGATACCGGCTCCGTCCCGTGCCGACTGGGTTGATCGACGAGCACGACCGGCCGGAAGTGACCATCGTCGCGGAACCGATGTCCGATGAGGCCGTGGCGGATCACTCCAAACAGAGCATTGCCAACGAGGATACGGTGCTCCGGGCGCTGCATGACCATCCAGAGTGGTCCTACGGCCAGATCGCGCGGGAGGCGGGCTGGGTCGACGAGGACGGCCAGCCCATGAAGTACCTCGTACAGCGGGCGCTTAGGACACTGTGCGATGACAAGATGATAGTGCAGCGCCGCAAGGGCGGGCCCTGGGAACTGACCGAGAAGGGCGAAAAAGAGGCGAAGAAATGCAACTAGTAGTAGTATCTTGCCGTAGCATGTGTCGGCTACGGAACAAACCACCGTAGCGCGGATACGGTTTTGTGCTACGATGCTGCTACGATACGTTATTCCGTCAGCAAAAACAATAACTTAGGCCGTAGCATACCGGATACGGAGGGGGGTATTTATACCCCTCCTTCTATCCGTAGCGTAGCAGATATTCTTAAGGGTTGCTACGGTGCTACGGTAGCGCGCTACTGAACGGCAGGACGGCTGATACAACACGATGAGGAGATCGACCGATGGACTGGAAGCCAGGGCAGAGCGGAAATCCCAAGGGAAGGCCCAAGGGAGCGCGCCACAAGCTAGCCGAGGCTTTCCTGAGGGCTTTGCTGGCAGACTTCAATGAGCACGGGGAAGCCGCTGTCGCCAAGGCCCGCGAGCTAGACCCAGGGCAGTACCTCAACACACTCGCGCGGGTGCTGCCGAGGGTGATCGAGGGCGACGAGGAGGGAGGGCCGGTGATAGTGGAGATCAGGTGGGCGGGCGGGGGAGAGGAAGAAAAAACTTAAGCGACGATGCGAATTAACACTTGCGCTAGCTGCGCGATTGTGCTAATACAATGCCACCGGACGGGACACCCCCTGCGGTTTTGTGGAGGAGCTACTCGATGCCCGATTACTTTTTCCAAGGCCCCCTCTATCGTGGCAAGCGGAACATGCTCGATGCCATCGCCTACGAATGGTTGACTGCCGGCGGCGCGAACCACGCTGACGATGTGGCCGACGCGCTCGCCTCCTACACGGACCTAGCCCTCGCGTTCGAGACGATCATGGCCAGGTGGCTGGGCACCGGCGACGGCGACGACGTGCCAACCCACATGAAACGGAACGGCTATACCCTGGCAGACCTCGCGGCGGCTTTCGCCCGGTTCCGCGCCGCCCGCCCTGACACAACGCCTACCGACGAAAACCCGGAGTAACCGCACATGGCCTATGACACTAAGCTGGCGCGTGAAGCTATGGCCGAACAGCTAGAAAGAGAACGCACACAACGCGAAGCGGCAGCGGCGTACATCGCCGAAATGACAGCGATGATTGCGCGTCTAAAGGATACGCCGAACCTGTTGACCGAGCGCGACATTAAGCTACTCGCCGATTTGATTGATCCGTCGCGACCAACAATGCCTACCGAGCTGGCCCGGAGCGATGCGTCGTGACCACAACAGACGCCGACGCCCTGTACGAGCGGATGGTGCATCTAGAGCGCGAATTGGCTGCCGTACGCGCGTTGTGGCTACGGCTGCCGCTCGAGGTTAGGATGGCCCAAATCGAAGGACACTACGGGGTGGTATTCGAGAAATGAGCCACGACGTTGGTGAACAGATAGAGGCTTGCCGACTTCTCGAGGAGGCGGTCTTGCTGCGCGACATGGCAGACTTCTGGCTGACGCCAACCGAAGAGGCGAAAGCCTGGCGGGTCAAGTCAGGCGAGTTCGCCAAGCAGGCGTCAGACCTGTGGAATGCTGGGGGTAGGAAATGAGCGCCACTACATCGCCGCCAGATGGCGCGACCACGACCATTGCCACCGCCGATCTACATACTGTCTACGAACACAACGGGATCGTCGTGATGACGAACACGACGGGATGGGTACAGTTCATTGTGGTCTGGGACACCGGAACCGGCAAAGGGAAAGCGATCCTCCAATCACCGCCCCCAGGATGACGGCACGGTTGACCCGCCGTTCCGAACCTGGGTAGGATATTGACGCTATATCAACCGAAAGGACACCAGTAATGTCGTTCTCAGACAGCCCCACCCTCCCCGTAGCCGACAAGAGGACCAGCGCCAAGCTTGGCGTTGCGGTAGGTTCTGGCAGCCGGCCGGGGCCTAGCAAGCACAAGATCGAGACCTCAGCGCCGAAGGACCCGCACGGCCTCGGGCGCAAGCCCCCCGGCGCGATGGAGCAGACCGGCATGAAGGGCGACTGATGCGGGCGCGGCGCCAGACTGCGGAGGCTGAGGCCCGCGAGATCAACGAGCGGCCTTGGGACCCGCCTTCTGGGATGGTCAAGATCAGATGCCCGAAGTGTGGCTATTGGTTCTCTTCCCGCGAGAGCTCGGCGTGCTCGTGCGCTCAGTGCGCGCTGCCGAGCGAAAACCGGGTGTGGCGCAGTGACGCGCACCATTGAGATCATCGTGCCGTTCCGCCCGCGCGCGTGGCAGCGGCCGCTGATCGCCGACCCGGCCCTGCGGGTCACGGCCGTTGTCCACCGCCGAGCCGGGAAGTCCACGGCCTTGATCTGGCGGGGCATCAAGCGGGTTTGCACCGTCCAGCTCCCCACCCCGCGCGTGGTGTCGCTGCTCCCGCTGGCCGTGATGTGGGATCGCACCGGCCTCTGGGACGTAGCGGAGGCCGCTGCGCGTTACATTCCTGGGGCGAAAGCCAACAAAACGACCCACGCGATACGGTTCCCAAACGGCGGCGTGTGGCAGGCGGGAGGCGCGGATAACATCGACTCCTGGCGGGGCGGCTACGCCGATGAAATGGTGCTCGACGAATACGACGACATGCCCGGCCTGTCGCTCACGACGGTGGTCGAGCCGATGCTGGCAGACAGGAACGGGGTACTGATCCGGTCTGGCACGCCCAAGGGCCGCGGGTTGCTGGAAGCGGCCTACCAGCGAGCGCTGGTGACGCCGGGACACTCGGCCTACCTGCTGAAGTGGAATGACACAAAGGTTCTCAGCGGCGAGGCCATTGCGCGGCTGCGACAGGAGATGACCGAGGAGGAATTTGCGCAGGAGATGGAGTGCAGCTTTGTCACGCCGAACTCCGGCTCGTACTACGGCAAGGAACTCCAGAAGCTGCTCGATAATGGGCAGATCACCGAAGTGCCACACGACCCGCGGCTGCCGGTGACGACCGCGTGGGACCTAGGTGTTGCGGACAGCACCTCGATCTGGTTCGTGCAGATCACACGCGGCGGGCAGTGGCGGGTGATAGACCACCTGTCCGACAGCGGCGTGGGGCTGGGTCATTATGTGAAGCTGCTGAATGAGCGGGAATATTCGTATGAACGCCACCTGCTGCCGCACGATGTGGAGGTGACTGAACTAGGGTCGGGCGTGTCTCGGCGGGATACGCTACACTCGCTTGGCGTTCGGAACATCGACACGGTCCCGAGCGGCCCCGGCGCTCTGGCTGACGGGATCAATGCAGTGAGGCAGGTTCTGCCGCGGTGCTGGTTCGACGCCAAGCGATGCGCGGCGGGGCTGAAGTCGCTCAAGGCGTACCACAGGGAGTGGAACGAGGCCAACCAGGTGTGGCGCAGCTCGCCGACGCACGACTTTTCGAGCCACGACGCCGACGCCTTCCGCATGCTGGCGGTGGGCGCGCGCGAGCCGCGCCAGCCGGTGCGGGAGTTTAAGGAGGCGCCGGCTCCGATGGAACAAGGGACAGCAAGCACAAGGTGGATGGCGGCATGACGACGATGACGGAAGAGGACCACAAGGAAGCAATGCAGGATCATATTGATCTTCTGCAAGAAGCACTTCAAAGGATTTTGGATTGGTCCAACGCCTATCCTATCGACGTATTCCCCGAACCATGTTGGGAACGGGCGCACGAGGTACTGAAGTCCCATGGCATGTCGCTCGCCGCAATCTCAGCGCATAACATGCGACATGTCATAGAAGGGGTAGGAAAGATCGCTAAGGAGGCTTTGCAACGATGAGGGACAATCTAGACGCGACGATCCGCGCGCACGGCGGGGCAGACTGCCATGCGGTCTATGTTCGGTGGCTTCGAGGGGCGGATCGGTTTGTGATCCCGGTCGAGAAGACATTCCCGCGAAGTCCGCACTCGACGGTGCTCGCCGATGTGGTGCTGCCGCGCGTGTCCGTGCAGCCGGGGCGGTGGGTCAAGGGGCGCTGATGCGCTACGCCCAGCACCGTTTCTGGTCAGTGATGCTCGGCGGGCCGGCCGCGCGGCTGTCAATGTATGATAGCCGAGGGTGCGAGTACTACGCGATCGTCCCCGACCGAGGCGGGGCCGCGTGGCGGGCAGAGAAGGAGGCCACGCTGAACGCCATCGCCGACGCGATCGAGAGTGGGGCGCCGCCTGGTGCGGCGTGGATAGCCGGCAACCAGTGGTCGAAGTGGATCGAGGAAGGCGTGATATGAGCCGCCGCGGCATAACCTCCGCGCTGGAGATCATCAGCCCTCCTCCTCCGATCACGCCAGCGATGATGGCAAGAGAGGTGCTGATGCTCCTGCCGCCGCATCTTCTCCCCGGCGGCAGAGCAGAGGTCAGCTTTATCAAAGCTGTGCTGAATGGCACCTTTGAATATCTCCGGGAACGGTTTCTGGTGGATGTAGCAAGGCGACTGGCGCTTGCTTATCCGGGGTCTTATGTGGAGGGGTTCCGTGAGGTTGCCAGAGAGCGGTACAGGGGCTGGGAGGTTGTGGTAGCTCACCGGACCGACGTTTGGGGTGAGACATTCCAGTTTAGTCTAGGGAAGGTGTGAATATGGCGCAGGCACTCGCGGACTACGGGCTGTGCTGGACGTGTTCTTGCGGCTACCGGTCTTGGTCCCACCACGAGGCTTGCGACAAATGCGGTCAGGCGAAGCCGGCGCCACCGCCGGAGCCGGAGCCGACGAATGCTTCGATGACTGACCCGACGCAATCTTCGACGCCTGAACCGCCCCCGGTGGGCTGGAGGCTCCGATGAGCGACACCGAGGAAATCATCATCCGGTGGATGTCCCCCGAGGAGGAAGCGGTTGTAGCCCAATCGCCATCCAACGTCGGCACATACCTGGCGAAGGACAGTCAGGGCATCACGCTGCCGAGCGACACGACGATCCTGGGTGACCTGACGGTGGAGGGGGAGATCAACCACCGTCCATCCGATTGGATCAACGTCAAAGACTACGGGGCGGTTCTCGACGGTGTTACGGACGACTCTGCGGCGTTCCAGGCGGCCTACACAGCCGCTCCGACCTACGCCTCCATCAACGTCCCGCACGGCGGGTACAATGTTGAGACCGCGCTGACGCCGCGCTCTGATGGCTCTGTGCTGTGGAAGTTGGACGGCAACTGCTTAGGCACCGGCTTCTCCCAGCCAATCGACTACATCGGAGACGGTGACGTTACGGAAACCTACGATGGCCGTGTGCACTTCAGCAAACAGCTTATCAACTCCCCCAATGGCTACGCTGTTGTTGAGATTGATCTCAATAATAATTGCCCGATTTTCCCCGGCCCAGACACCATAAACGGCCTGCTCGTTTCCGCTACCGCTGGCCCGATTGGATCAGGCCAAACCTGGGCAATCAATACAATCCTGAACACCAATTCGACAGTTGGCACCTCGAACGTAGGGATCGCCAGCAGCGTGTTCCGCACCGGCTCGGGGTCCGCATGGCAATTCTTCGGCCAGACGATCGACGCAACAGGTCTGCCTCCCCGCACTATCGCCGCCGATGTTGCGGTGGAGTTGGACCTCAGCGTGAACGGCCCGGAGGTTTTTACAAGCGCCTGGGACCCGGGCGGCGGAGGCCGGTCGTTCATCGAGATTGACGCCTTCCAGTTCGAACCGCCCGCGTGGCAGGCCGGCCACGATTACGCTGTCGGCAATGCCATTCAACCCACCGCCTCGAATGGCTTCACCTATGTTTGCACGGTGGCCGGGACCTCCGGCTCGGCCGAACCGACGTGGCCCACGGATGTGGGCACGGTCGGTGATGGCGGTGTTGTATGGGCCTTCGGCACAACCAAAGCGGCGCAAATTAGCCGTGCCATTGGCGTGGGGATCATTCCAGGAGCGAACGTCCAGTTCGGCGCGGGCCTCTTTTTCGGCGCGCCTTTCTATGATGCCATCCTCGAACTATCTTCCTCGACGTTGGTCGACGGCGGCGTGAAGAACGCGGCAATCAGGATCGCCGCAGACCAGCCTATCGACTTCACTGGCGACCTAACCGATGCCGGCCAGAACCTTCATACCCTCCGCTACGTATCATCCGGAACGCCGAGGTTAAGCTACCAGGTCGGCTCCACCGATCGGTTTGTGATCCCGGATACAACGCCCACGGTCTCGGGTTCCCGCGCGAGCGGCGCGGCGCTTACTTCGTTGCTGGGCGTGCTGGCTTCGCTCGGCCTAATCATAGATGGGACAACCGCGTAATGTTCCAGCAATATCGTGACCCTGTCGTGGCGGTGGAGTCGCCTTCCGACGTAGGAACGTATGTGGCGAAGGACAGCCAGGGGATCACGCTGCCGGGCAACACGACCGTCCAAGGTGACTTAACTGTAGAGGGGACGCTGAACTACTCGATAGCCCAGCCTATGAACGTAACGATCATGGGCAACCTGACGGTGGAAGGCGTCACGACGATCTCAGGACTGCGGTTTGCGAACCCGCTGCCAACCTCAACCGCCGGCCTAACCCCAGGCGTAGACGTTTGGATAAACGGGGGAGGGTTCTTATGCGTCGCCTGATCCTCCTGGCAGCATTCCTACTCGGGCCGCAAGCGGCCATGGCCGACTGCCCAGGCACCACCTGCCCCGCGCTGAATGCGGGGCAAGGGAACTTCGGCGGCAACAAGCTCGTCATCTTCCCCACGCTGCACGCGGACGGGGCTACCTCCGATGATGTGGCGTTGGCCGCTGCTGCCGCTGCTTGCACCGCCGCGAATGGCATCCTGCAACTGCCGTCAGGCAAAATCCTCCTCACCGGCGCGGCATCAATCAATCTGCAAAGCTGCTCGATCCGCGGCGCGGGAATATCTCCGATCGACCTGACGAACAACGTCGGCACGCTCTTCCTGTTGACCTCCACGACCGTTCCGCCGTTCATCGCTCATTATAGCTGGTCCCTGGAAGGTGTCGGCGCCTATTGGCCCAATCAGACTGATGGCCTGACGGTATATCCGCCGCTAATCTCGGACACCTCCTCGTTCTCTGGTTTTTTCAACATCGACCACGTAACCATCGTCAATGCCTACGACGGGCTGGTGTTCGCCCATGCGTCCTCCGGCAATTCCCACATATCCAATAGCACGATGTATGCAGTGCATAATCTGTTCAGTTTCACCTACACCGGCGACAGCATTGAGATGACCAACTTGCATCTTACGCCGGGACCGTGGACGGCAATGTGTGGTTTTAGCTCCCCGTGCCAGCTTGCCATTGATGCGGGTGCTCAACACAACACGATCCTCGATATCCCTGCGAGCGCCACTGGCGTTACTGTCACCATGACGGGGGTTGATAATTTTGACTGGCGGTATGGGGTCCATATCGGCGCCGGTGGCCTTTGCGCAAACTGCTACATCGACATGAACAGCGATAACGTCGCAACGCTCATTGACGCGAGTGCGTCGGGCGCGAACTGGTCTGCCGGCAGTGTTTGGAAAGGGCTGAACACAGTTTGCGAGACCGTGCAATATCACGATGTTGCCCACCCGATTGGGGGCATGCCCTGCTTCGACATGGGGGTTAACTCCTACTTGATCCTGGACAATTACTCCACCGGCTCACTAGGCGACGTGATCCGCACCGCCGGCAGTGCCGTGATTGTGCGAAACAGTCAGATGTTCCCGAGTGGGTCTGTCTCCGCACCTGCTGCTTTCATCGACGCTTCAGCCGGGGCGCCAGGGGAGATTATTGCTCAGAACAACCGCGTAGTCGGCAACGGCACAATTTACTCCCATGGTATCTGGATGCCAGGCAAGCAACCAACTCACCTGGTAGTTCAGAACAACACCTTCTTCTCCCTGGACGACGCAATCAATGTGGTAATACCCGGCCAAGCCGCCATAACCGGCAACGTATCGCACGACATGGCCGGCTCGCTTGATGTGGTAATCACTGGTGGGTTTGGGTTTGAAGTGACTTATAACAGCAATCAATGGCAGTCCCCACCATTGACGACGGTGGCCAATTGTGGAACCGGCGCCACCATTACCGCCGGCACACTCACTGGATATGTTACCGTTGGCAGCACTGTGCCGACCAACTCGTGCCAGATCGTGCTGCCGTTCGTCCCAGCCGGAGGCGGCGGTTGTTCTTTCTTCGGCCCCACGGCGGTGATGACAGGGGGGAGCAGCGCAAACATTTGGCAAGCATTCTTCCGAAACGGTAATGGCGATCTGATCGACGGCCATGGCGCGATATTATATTTCAGTTGCGGAGCGCAGCAGTAGATGGCCCAGGACCCGCTACGCCCCAAGGATGACGGCCGGGTGAATTTCCCGCCCTACTCGATCGGCATGAACAAGCCGACGGGACCGGGGGGGGACCGGGAGCCTTTGCGCGATGGGGAAAACGCGCCGGAGCTGGACGCCGAAGAGATACAGAAAATCCTAGCGCGCGCGCGTAAGAACATGGACATTGCGATCTCTGCCGAGAGCGAGAACCGGAAGAACGGTCTGGACGATCTGCGCTTTCTGCTCGGTGAATCGCAGTGGGCGGCTGATGTCGCGGCGCAGCGGAACTTCGACCAGCGGCCGTGCCTAACCGTCAACGCAATGCCGAATTTCGTCAACCAAGTGGTCAACGACCTGCGGCAGAACCGGCCCAGCATCCACGTCAGCCCCGTAGGGGACCGCGGCGACCGAGAGGTTGCGCGATGCTATCGCGGCCTGATCCGGGCGGACGAACGCAACAGCCATGCCGAGGAGGCATACGATACGGCTGCTTATCACATGGTGGCTATGGGCTGGGGCTGGCTCCGCCTCTGCACCGAGTACGAGGAAGGCAACAGCTTCAACCAGCGGCTGAAGATCGAGCGTGTGCGGAACCCGTTTACCATCTACATGGACCCAAGCGCGCAAAACCCAGACGGCTCCGATGCCAATTGGGCCTTCGTTACCGAGCTTATACCAAAGGACGAATTTGAGGACCTGTACGGAGATGAGTTTACGCAATCCCTGCTGAGCGGCGGGATAGGCGAGCGTTACCCAAACTGGAAAGAGAAGGACCAAATACGCGTCGCCGAGTATTTCGAGGTCGAGAAGGACGTGCGCGATTTGGTGCAGCTATCCAACGGCTTCGTGGGTTGGTGGGACGACCTGGACGAATTCACGCGCGCAGCGATCAAGGCCGGCCGGATCGAAGTGGTAAAGGAGCGCCGGTCCTTTGAGCGCAAGGTGAAGTGGTACAAGATAACGGCTCTCGACATCCTTGAAACTGGCGTGTGGGCCGGGTCGTGGATACCTCTGGTTCGCATGCTCGGGCAAGAAATCGACATCGAGGGCAAGGCCAAATACTCGGGTATCGTGAGGAACGCCAAGGACGCGCAGCGTATCCTGAACTACTCCAAGACGGCCGAGGTTGAAGTCACAATGGCGGCGCCCAAGGCGCCCTATGTCGCCGCTGAAGGCCAGCTAGAGGGGCACGAGGCAGAGTGGAACGGAGCGAACCGGAAGAACTACGCGGTGCTGACCTATAAGCCGACCACCTTGGCCGGCAAGCCGGTGCCCCCACCGCAGCGGGTGCCGCCGGTTCCGGTCCCCGCCGGCCTCGTCAACATCCAACAAGGCGCGGCTCAGGACATACAGCGCACGACCGGTATCCGGTTCGACGCCACCGTGAATGAGCGGATGACCGACGAAAGCGGCAAGGCGATCCGCGAGTTGCGCCGGTCTGGTGATCTGTCCTCGTTCCACTTCGCCGACAACATGACCCGCGCGCTGCGCCACCTGGGCGAGATGATGGTGGAGATGATCCCCAAGGTTTACGACACAAAGCGCATGGCGACGATCATCCGCGACGACGACAGCGAAGAGCGGGTGATGATCGACCCTTCGATGAATGAGGCGTCGGCTGAGATCGAGCAGGGGCAGTCCTCGCCGAAGCTGAAGGCGTTCAATCCGAACGCGGGCAAGTACGGTGTTACTGTCACCATCGGGCCGAGCTACGCGACCAAGCGGATCGAGGCGGCCGAGAACATGATGAAGTTTGCACAGGCGATGCCGCAGCAGGCGGCCATAATCGCGGACCTGATCGTGAAAAACCAGGACTGGGAAGGCGCCGACGAGATGTACCGCAGGCTGGCGAAGGCGGTGCCGCCGCAACTGCTAACGCCAGATCGCAAGGATATGTCGCCGCAGGTTCAGGCTGCGATCACCGGGATGCAGCGCGAGCTAGAGGAGCACAAGAAGCAACTCGCGGTGGCGACGCTCCAGCTCAACGACAAGACTGCCGACCGCCAGCTCGCGGCGGACAAGATCGAGAAGGACTTTGAAGCCAAGCTGCTGGGCATTGTCCAGAAGGCCGAGGCTACGCTACAAGGGCAGATCGGGTCAGAGATCGGCAAGCTGACTGACGCGGTGCAACAATTGATGGCGGGGCTGGCTCCGCGGCAGGGGGGCGCGAGTGAAGACATACACGATCCGAACGGTGGTAGACTTTCTGCAAGTGCCCTCTGATCGGCGGGACGACTGCCTGCGTGAATTTGCCGCATGGCTCGATGGCGCCGACCTTGTGAAGGCCCTTCTTGATGGTGCCGGGACCTTGGACCACTTCGAGTGGATCGACGATGGCCGGCATCTCTTCGATCTCCAGATACTGTCCACCACCGGAGACGAGCCTCCATTTCGTGTGACGGGAGGGATGCGTAAGTGAGACTGGTCCTGACATTGCTCGCTTTGCTGCTGGTCGCGTCGTTGGCGGTCGGGGCGCCACCGCCCGGCGTCGAGCAGACCGACCCGCAAACCGGCGTGTGGTTTCGCTCTCTGCACCAGCCTGGCACCGGGGCGCTGTGCTGCGGCATCAGCGACTGCCGGGCGGTCAAGGCGCGCGCGACGGATGGGCACTACGAGGCGATGATCGACCGGCAGAGCTTCGGCCCCGAGGCGCCGGACGACTGGGTGCGGGTCCCGGACGGCGCGGTGCTGCGCGACGTAGTGTCATGGGTCGACCACCCGGTGGCGTGCTGGAGTTCGTTCTATTACAAGGGGGAGCCGCAACCGAGCGGCGGGCTCAGGTGCTTCATCCGCAGCGCCGAAGGGTAGTAACCGCTTGACAGGCTGCGGCAATATGTAGCAGCGTCCCGCCCCGACACCAGATATTGGGTTGGGGCATGCCAGCAGACCGATCGGCGAAGGACCGGAATAAGCAACTCCAGAAGCTGCAAAAGGCGCCACAACCGCCTAAGCGGCACCCCCGCCCCGGCGCCAAGGGGCACGCGCCCCACAGCGCCATGAAGGGCGGAGGCGGGTCGGCCAAGGTCGACTACGCGGACCAACGCTGATGCCTGGCAAGAAAGCCCGCACGTCATCCTCCGGCAAACAGCACCGCCTGATGGCGATGATTGCCCACGATCCTGCCAAGGCGAAGCAGCTCGGCATCCCCAAGAAAGTCGGCCGGGAATTTATTATGGCCGACAAGCGGGCCGGCAAGAAATTCAAGGGTAGCAAGGCATGAGCGACACCCCCGACATCATCGAGCGTCCGGCTCCCGCGCTGAATACCTCCAGCGACGCGCCCGTTCTCCCTTCGGTCGCCCCGGAGCCGGAAGCGCCCGACGATGTTTCACGTGAAACACAGCAGGCCGAGCCGCAGGCCGTCGAGCCAGCGGCCCCGCCAGAGGCTGAGGGCGCGGCAGAACCGGCGGCAAAGGAACCCCGCGGCGTCGGCAAACGCCTCCAGCAGCTGGAAGCACAGCTCCGCGAGGCCCAGGCGCTGGCGGACCAGTCCGCAGCGGAAGCGAAGCTAGCGCGCGACGCTCTGGCACGGATCACTCCACCGGTACCGACCGAGCGGCCGAGGGCCGAAAGCTACCAGACCCCCGCGGAGTACGACGAGGCCGTGATCTCCTGGGCGAAGGCCGAGGGGATGAAAGAGGCGACGCAACAGCGGGCGCAGGTGGCCCAGACGCAAGCCGAGCAAGCTATCTTGCGGACCTGGGAACAGCGCAAGGCAGCCGCGATGGAGACGATGCCCGATTGGGAAACCGTCGTGACGGCGGAAAATCTGCCAATCCCCCTTCCGGTCGCGCGGGCAATCGTGCGGAGCGAGGATGGCCCACAGGTGGCCTATTACCTGGGGAAGAACCCGGATGAAGCTGCGCGCATCGCCAAGCTAGACCCCGAGCAGCAAATCTACGAGGTCGGCCGCATCATTGGCGAACGCCCATGGCAGCGCAACGCGCGGACGGTATCGAAGGCGCCGGCCCCGATCGCGCCGCTCGGCGGCTCGCGCCAGCGGGCGGGGCAGGTGTCACCCGAAGATGAAAGCATGGAGGCTTACGCCGCGCGGCGCACCGAAGAGCTTCGGCCCCGTCGCGCTGGGCAGCCGCTGAACTGACCAAGGCGCCCACATAGCCCTTGGGCAAGGCAATGCAGCACCGTCGTGATGACGGCGCATCCCTGAGATGGAGCCCGCTCGATGGCTAATAATGCCCTACTGACGCCTAGTGTTATCGCCAAGGAAACGCTTGTTAGGCTAGAAAACAATCTAGTCTTCGCGTCCAAAGTCAACCGGATGTTCGAGAACCAGTTCGTAGCCATTGGCTCGACAATCACGGTTCGCAAGCCGGTGAAATTCCGGGCGGTCAAGCAGGTGGCGCTGGACCTGCAAGACGTTCAGGAACCCTCGACCTCAATCACGGTGAACACCAACTGCCAGGTGGCTTTCGCGTTCTCCATCCAGGACCTTACGCTGACGATCGAGGAATTCAGCGAACGGTATCTGGCGTCGGCGGCGGCCGAAATCGCCAACCAAATCGACTATGACGTGGCGTCAAACGTCAGCATGGTCAACAACGAGGTCGGGAACGCGGGTCTGCCATCGTCGTTTGCCGACTTGGCTGCCGTGGGGCAGCGGATGGACGAGGCCGGCGCTCCGCAGGATGCCCGCGTGTTGGTGCTGAATCCAGCGTGTTACTGGTCCATAGCAGTCGGATTGTCAGGGCTATACGTTCGCAACGTGGCCGAGGGTGCGCTGAAGGGCTTCCTTGCCGCAATAGCCAACTTCGAAATCTTCATGGATCAGAACATCCAGTCATTGACCAACGGCGCCTTCGCCGGCACGGGCAAGGTCAACAGCGCGTTGCAGACAGGCGCCAACCTGGTCACGAACACCTGGACCGGCAACATTGCCACGCTGTTCCTAGGCGGTGAGGTCATTACGATCCAGGGCGTGAACGCCATCAACCCGCGCTCGCGCGTGTCGACCGGAGCCCTACAGAACTTCGTCGTCACCGGCCCGGTGGCCAGCGACAGCAGCGGCAACGCAACAATCCCGATCTACCCTGCCATCGTCACATCGGGGCCTTACCAGACGGTCGACGTGTCACCTGGGGCCGGCGCCAACATCACCGTGCATGGTGCCGCGAACGGGACAACCGCAAAAAATGTTGGTTTCGTGAAGGATGCGTTCGGGCTGGTGACAGTGCCGCAAGAGCTGCCGCAAGGCGTCGATTTTGCGGCGCGGCAGATGTACAAAAACATCAGCATGTCGATCATCCGGGATTATGACATCAACGCACACCGGATGCCGTGCAGGATCGATGTACTGTACGGCACTACCACGTTCTACCCTGAACTGGCTTGCAGGCTAAGTACGTAGCATGGACCCGATGCGCCAGCCGCTGTGGCAAGCCGTCGTGCGCACCCGCGAAGGCGAGGAGATCGCGCTAGGCCCGAAGATGGGCCGCGGTGCCTGCGAGCGTATCGCGCAGGCGTTCGAGCAAGCACAGCGACGGGGACCCAACGCGGGGTACATGCGCGGGTGGTCATCGCCTGAAGTCGTTCCCGTGATCTCTACCAGGAGTTCCTGATATGCCAGTTGCAGGCACCGTTACATCAACCACTCAGACTACCGTTGCCCAGGATACCCAGGGCTTCGTCATACCGATGCAGGGAGGCGTTTACCTGCTGCCGCTCGCGTCGGTCATCAATGCCGCCAATGACGGGGCCGCGGCCACCGCCGGGGTAGCGGTCGGCGAAGTGTACCGCAATGGCAGCGTTCTCATGTTGCGGATGTCGTGAGGAGTAGGGAAATGAAGGCATGGCTCTTTGCGGCGCTTCTGCTGCTACCTGGCGTCGCCTTGGCGCAGGCGCCGGAATACTCGTACAGCGGGCCTCTCAATGACGCTGGCAATCCCACCCTGAAAGCGGCGTCGACCGCCAACCCTCTGCCTACCGCTCCGGGGTCACTGCGCCAGCGCGCGCTTGACGTGGCCTCGGTGACGACCGGCGGGACGGCAGTAACGGCGATCAACGCGGGCAACCGGGTGCACGGCGGCTGGATTTACAATCCGCTAGGCGCAGGCGCGGCGCTTTGCATCAATGAGATCGGCACCGCGACCACCACAACCGCGGGCAGCACAACCTGTATTCCGGCAGACCGCACCTACAACGTATCGCCTGGGGCAGGGTCAGTGTCTGTCAATTCGTCGGACAGCACGCACCCCTTTTCCGGCCTCGCGTTCGGCGGGTAGATGCGCTGGGTAGCAGTCCTCGCCGGTCTGCTGTTCGCAACGGCGGCTGCGGCGCAACCGGCAACACCGCTGTATGGCCCCGTGGGGGCCGGGGGGGCGATCGGCCCCAGCCCAAGCAGAACCTACGGCCTCCTGCCCTCCGGGGCATCAGTGGGGACGATCACGCTGAACAGCGTCGCGCTGTCAAACAATTCAATCACCGCAGGGCCGAGCGGGTCTGTTGTCGGCACCGTGAGCGTCGCGACCACGCCGGGCGGCGAATTTTCCGGCAGCCTTGCGCTGTCCGGTGCCGATGCGGCGAGTTTTCAGCTAGTTGGTCCGACCCTGGAAACCTCGGGCGTCGTAGGGGCCGGCACCTACCACATCACCGTCACGGCCACCCAAGCCGGGGCGACCGGCTCGCCGCTGGCACAGGCCGAGACGATCACCATCAGCTCAGTTCCGATCACACTGGCCTCAGTCACGCTATCAAACAACTCGATAGCGGCCGGCCCGACCGGCACGGTCGTAGGCGCCATAGGCGTTACGACCTCCCCGCCAGGTCTGTTCACCGGCTCGCTATCACTCTCTAATTCCGCAGGCGGGTGCAACGGCGTCAACGGAGCGGACAACGCCAGCTTCCAGATTGCCGTGGCGAACCTCGAGACCAGCGGCACGCCGGGCGCCGGCACCTATCAGGTCTGCCTGCTGGCAACCCAGGCGGGGGCGACAGGCTCTCCGCTGGGACAGGCCGAAACCATCACCATCACGAGTGCGCCGACAATCACGGCAATCAACCTCTCAATCTCAACCTACCCGATAGGCACGACCAGCGGGACTACAGTGGCCACCCTCACTGCGCCCACCAGCAGCGGTTCGTTCGGTGGCACTTTCTCGGTTGATGATACGACACACTTCGCTATCAGCGGCAGCAATCTCAACGCGGCAGCAACCCTGAGTGCATCGTCCTACAACATCAACCTGACGGCTACTGACGTAGCGTTCAGCAACTCGCCATACACTCCCCCAACCAAGACGCTTACCGGGACGGGCGGAGCTTGCGACAATACCCTGAAGTTCAATGAAGCCTGCAACAGCCAGTATCTAGGCGGCGTCCTATGAAGAAGCTAACTCTCTTCCTCCTGTTCCCTGTCATAGGCGGAGGCGCGCAGGCCGAGACACTATCGGGCACCCTATGCACCGACGCCGAGCCGGTGGTTTGCTTTTTTGTCACAGGGACAAGCGCGACCTGTTCTCATTCGTTCGACCTCTCAAAAGCCTGCAACTCTCAATATCTGGGTGTCCTATGAAAAAGCTCCCTTTCTTCCTCCTGTTCCTGGTCTTTGGAGCCGGAACGGCTCTGGCGGCGACGCTTTCGATCCTGGACGGCACCGGGGCGTCTAAGACCGTTTACGGCGCGGCCTGCCCCGGCAGCTCCTTCTGCCCTGGTAACACCATCTGGGACGCGACTGCCGGCGCCAACGGTTTGGCAATCACGGCGGGCGGGGCCGCCAAGGTCGACGCGTCGGCGACAACTCAGCCAGTCAGCGCCGCCAGCGGCACCTTTGCCTCCGGCTCGGTTGCGGCGGGGGCTTTTGCCGCGGGCTCGGTGGTGGACGGCGCGAGCATCACGCAAGGCGCCAAGGCAGACACCGCAGCGTCGAGCGGAACCGGCACCTTTTCGGTGGTCGCCCTCCTCAAGGGCATCTTGAACGCCCTCCAGGCCGTCATCCCCGGCAACGCAATCGGCACCGGGTCGGCCAATTTGTTCACCATCGGCGCGGTGGCCAATGCGAACGGTGATCCGTGCTCCTCACTGGCCACAACCTATGTGCCGATTAGCGTCGTGACCGCGACCACGGTGCAGATCGCCGCGCCGGTCAGCGCCAAGAAAATCTATGTTTGCGGGCTGTCGCTCTTTGCCGGCGCGGCGGATAACGTAGCCGTGATTGAGGGAACCGGGGGCACCTGCGGCGGCGGCACCGTGGCTGGCGTGCTTGGCGGAACCACAACCGGCGCCGGCTTCATCTTCTCGGCGAGCACTGGCACCAACCTCGTGAATACCGGCGCGCGCACAGCAACCGTTGCTCAGGGGTTATGCCTAATCACATCTACCACCGGGCCTTTAACTGGTGGCCTAACATACGTCGCCAACTGAGGGACTTCTCGCATGCGCTGGCTTGCGCTTCTTCTCTGCCTTCTGGCGTCGCCGGCCAGCGCGCAACTCGCGTTGACCGACGCGGGTGGGTCCGGCGGGGCTGGCGCCCTGACCATCCTCAGCGTTACCCCATCTTCGGGGACGTTCACCGCGGGAACCACGGGCACCTACGTCATATCTGCCGTAGGCGTCACGATGTCTATCGGCTCGTTCACCGGCACGCTCGCCATCACCGGCACGAACAGCGGCGGGTTTTTGCTGTCATCAACTACGCTGCCGAGCAACCTGACCTGCCCCTCGACGTGTCCTACGACTGGCACGTATGCTGATTTCAACATCGTTGCTACCCAGGCCGGCGCGGTCGGCTCACCCCTCTCTCAGGCTGTTTCGCTGGTTGGTGGCTCGCCAGCCGTCACCTTCAACCCTTCGGATAAATCCGCCTCGATTACGCTCTCCAACGTCAATCTAACCGCGTCGAACCCGGCGGACGTAAACTGGTCAAGCGTGCGGAGCACAACTTCGCATTCCTCAGGGAAATACTACTTCGAGGTTACCCCCGGCGCGACGGGCGCCGGCACCAACGGTGTTATGGTTGGCCTTGCAGATGCTAGCGCCAGTTTGAGCAGCTACTTAGGGAGCAGTACACATGGCTATGCATGGCAAAACGGCATCAGCACTGGCACGGGGTTAACCTGGTATAACGCCACGCACACAGACACATTTGACCCGTGTAATGTAGGCCAGACTTGTGGGTATGCCGTCGATCTAACCGCCAAGAAGGTGTGGGTTATCCGTTGGGCGGGGGGCGGTTGGAATGCCGGCCTAACTCCCCCGCAAGACCCGAATACACCGTCAGGCGGATATGACATCTCTGGCGTCAGTGGCAACATCTTCTTCGGGTTCTCCGGGCAGTTCACCGCCAATGCCGCAACCGTAACGGTCAATGTCGGGGGCACATCCTATGTCGGCACCGTGCCGACCGGTTATTCCAACTGGTGAAGAGCATGCGGCGCCTCTCTCTTGCACTGCTGCTCGCGCTTCTGTCAGCGCCGGCATGGGCGATCGACGGCAACACGCTTGGCTGTGTGACCAGCACAGCGTCGGTGGCGACGTGCCGCGCGGCTCTCATAAATGAAGCGTGGGGCATCGGGACAGGCGTATTGCCATCAACCTTGCCCACCGTGACAACAGGTGTGACCAACCCCTACGGAGGCAGCTCTCCGGCCAATGTTGCCAGCGTTGACTCGTATGTCTCGGCCATGAGCAACGCCCAGACATACACGAGCTTGCTCTATCACGCGAACTCGCCAAACAACGGGCGCGTGGTCATCGTCAACATGGGGCATCAAGACACCTGCGATTGGCCGTCATTCTCCGCGGTGTACAACACGACACAATTGCTCGTGGCACTGCTCAATGCGGGGTATTCCGTCTTCGCCTACAACATGCCGCGCCCGCCCACCTGCGGCGTCGCGAGTGACCACACCGCGATGTTTGCGAGTTTCGGCAACACTGCGATGCAGTACTTTCTGGAACCGCTCGTGGAGGCGGAAAACTACTGGGACGCGCACAGATCGTTCTCCCGCTACGACATGGTTGGGCTGTCCGGTGGAGGATGGACCACAACTGTGATGGCAGCCCTCGATCCGCGAATTCAGCTTTCTATCCCTGACGCTGGTTCAATGCCTGGGATCAATCAAAACTGCCTCCCAGCCGACGCGGAACAAACCAACGTCCCGTTTTACACCATCGCTGGCTATCTCGACATGTATTTGATGGCGTCCTATCCCCAGCCTCGCCGGCAGGTGCAGATTCTGGGCATCAGTGATGACTGCTGCTTTGGGCCTACGCAATGGGTAAGTGGCTCGTGCGCCAGTTCGCACGGCGGACAGGACTGGTATACCTATACACTCGGCTACGTGGCCAACCTGAGAAGCGGAGCCACCACGGCAAGCTTCAACCCGGAGCAGATCAACTACACCCTGTTGTGGGATTACACCGCCACGGCGCACCAGATTTCCGTGCCGTGGGCAGATAACATCATCCTGAACGCCCTGGCATCGGCGGTCGGCGGGCACCGGTAGGAGATGACAATGGATCAGTATCAGGACTACCCGATGTGGATGCACCACCCGGCGATGCGGTCGGCGACAATCTCCGACGACCCGACGCTGCGCCAGCCGATGAAGTTCCCACCTGTGCTGGTACACAATGAGGACCAGCGCCTAGAGCACGAAGCGCGCGGTTACAAGATGGGCGGAACGCCGAACCCGGCCGCTTTCAGGGCGCAGAAGGTCCACCGCCCCACGCCGGCCTTTGTGCATCACGACTACCCAAAGTGGGTCGGGGATGTGCTGGTGCAGAACGTGCTAGAGGAGGCGCGTCTTCTAGAGGCGCAGCCTAACGCGTCGTGACAACCGCGCTCGACATCATCACTTCGGCATTCTCGCGCATCGGCGTTTACGCGCCCGGTGAGACGATCGGTTCGGCTGACAGCGCCACAGCTCTCGCACTGCTGAATGAGATGATCGACGAATGGTCGAACGAAAATCTCATGTGCTACGCGAACACCGAGACGGCTATCCCGCTGGTGGTCAATCAGGCGGCATACAGCCTGACCGGCGCTGCGCGACCGATCTCGATCAACTACGCCGCCGGCTCGGCTTACGTCCAGGATGTCAACTTCAACAATTGGCCAATTACCATCAGGGATCAGAACACCTGGAACATGAACACCAACCGGTCAGTAACCGGAAACGTGCCTACCGACATGTTCTACGATCCGCAATTCCCAACCGGCATCCTGAATGTCTACCCGGTGCCGAACTCGGGTGGCTACACGCTGTTCTTCGACGCGACCGTACAGCTTGCCGGGTTCCCGGACCTGTCAACCGCGGTGTCCCTGCCGCCTGGCTACCTTTCGGCGCTGAACAACAACATGGCGGTGCTTCTGTGGGCTGACTTCCTGCCGGGCGAACCGGGGCAGACGCTGCAAGCCAGGGCGGCCGAAAGCAAGGCGTGGGTCAAGCGGCGGAACTACCGCCCGCTGGAGGTCAAGTTCGACCCGGAACTCGTGAGCAGAGGTCCCGGAACCTACAACATCATCTCGAACAACTACTCAAGGTGATGCGGCGATGCGCACTCCTTTGGTTGGTTCGGCCTACACCGCGCGTAGTCTGAACCTGGCGAGCCAGCAGTGCATCAATCTATACCCGGAAGTGGTCGAGACCAAGACCGGGAAGGAGATCGCGGCCCTCTATATGACGCCTGGGTTGACGCTGGCATCCATTCAGGGCAGCGGCCCGATCCGGGCGCTAATCAACCGCAATGGCACGCAATACGCGGTTAGCGGCAATCAGGTCTATGCTGGCGGTTCGGCGCTATCAGGAATCCTTGCTACGACCAGCGGGCCGGTGACGATCGCTGACAACGGAATCCAACTTCTGATCGTGGATGGCGTTAACGCCTATGTCGTGGTCAGCGGCACGGTGTCCGCATTGACGCTGCCCTTTTCCGGGCCGACCTTTTGCGCCTATCAGGACGGGTTCGGCATCATCGGAAAAGCAAACTCCTCTGAGTTTTTCCAGTCGGACCCGTACGACTTCTTCAGCTGGAACAGCTTGAACTTTTCGACCGCCGGAGGGCAGGCTGATTTCCTGGTAGCGGGTTTGGATACAAACCGAGAGCTGTGGCTGTTAAAGCGGGACACCACAGAGGTTTGGTACAACGCCGGCACGCCTAATTTTGCGTTCTCCCGCATCGATGGCGTGTTCATCGAGTACGGCTGTGATGCGCCCGGTACGGTGCAGACAGTCGGCGAAGGGTTTCCCATGTGGCTGGGT